TGTTTTCGTTGTAAACGTCTCCCTCGTATCGATGCCGCTGAAATCGATAAGTCGTATCCGAGGAATCGCAGTTATCCATATCAATCTGCCAGCCGCCATGCCCGACATTCGTTCCAGTTGTCAGCGCCACGCCGGAAGCCAGCTTGCAATTCTCAATAGACAACCGCATCGTTGCCGTTCCCACGTTGGCAATATTCTTTCCCGAAGTGATTGCCGAAAGATCCATGTCAGCAATACGAATAAACCCGCAGGGGATTGCCGTAGTCGCTAGTAGCCATGTTGTAGGTATAGTTCCCGCCAGCGAGCCCCCTATTATTTCCAATGGAGATTGGACCTTCAGGGTATTGCCAGTGGCACCATAAGTCAGCGTGCAGTTCAGCAGCCTCAACAGGCCCGAGGTATAGGCACTGCTTGATCCAATCTGCATCAGAGAACCGACGTTGCTATTGTTGATTTTCAGACCGCAGGATTCCATAATCCATACACCTGTCTGGGTATTGAAAACCAAGTTCGCCGCATTGCCAGCACTGCCAGACTGCAACGTGACTCCATACATGTAGCAATGGCCCGCACCGAAGTTCAGGTTATTGGCTCCAGTAGTCGATATCGTTGCTGTCGTGGCTTTGGTTGTCGCTGGCTCTGGAGAGCCCGTATCATCCACACAGATCACTTGGCAAGGTGACGCCGCAGTGCCAGGACTCGTTAACGTGATTGCTGAGGCTTGCGTTTCGGCGTGATCTTTGGAAACGAAACAACGATCTCCCGCCGACATCGCTGTGAATGCACCCGCCAGAGTTGCTTTAGCCAGCGCCCAAGTAGATCCGTTATCTGCATCGTTTCCGTCAGTGCTTCTCAGGTAGAAGTCAGCCATTAAGGGATCACCCTTCTTAAGTTAGTAGGCGGTTGAGGAACCTGCCCAGGTAAACTCAGTTGCGAATCGAGCGGGATAATTCCCCACTTCGGACTGACCGTTGCCAGTTGCGATAGATTCGGACACGTCGATTTGTTGGCATTGTAAGCGTTGATGCCTGTCAGCCCATCGACCGTATAAGGAGCCAGGAAGGCGTCAGCCGATAGCGAGATGAACGAGTAACTATGGTCAGGCTCAAGATTCGTGCGCCGCGCGAACCAGGGATTGTTTGCAACCGTTGTCTGATCCCATCCATTCATCCAGGCCGCAATCGTTTGCGCCCAATTCCCCGTTGAGGTAAACATCCCCGGCGTGCGATAAGACTCAATCAGGTTCTTGAGGTTCGAAGGAGTGCCATCCAGGTTAATATGAAAGCGAATCTTAGCCATGAACCGCAGTAGTGTGTCCGGGTTGATAACTTCCATATCCCGCGCCTGTCCCAACACGCAGATCATGAAATTCTCTTCCCAAGGGCTGACACCAGAGATCAGGGTTGCATTGCCATCGACCTTCAAGGGGAACTGCACCGCAGCCGGCGAGTGATTGCCAAACTGACCGAGAGGCGAAGGCGGAGTGTGCCAATTGGGATTCTGGACTCTCTGATTGCGCCCATAATTCCATTGTTGCTGCTTAGTCGAATAGGTCAGAGTCAGATTGTTGACGCCTTCCCATTCCGCGATGTTATCCTTAATCTTGTCGATGAAGTAAGCCTTCTCAGGCGATGAATCAGGACTCAGGAACGCCGCATGAACGACGCACTTCAATCCCCAGGCATCCCCTCGGATATTCGTATCGCTCAGGAACCCGACATCACCAGGCCTTGCGAAGTCCGAGCCGTAAGCCGCCAGCTTCCAGGCGATGTTATAAGCCGCCTCCATCTGCATCTGTTCGAGCAGCCAGTAGCGCCCCGTAAACAGATAAGGCAGGTAGCAGACGGAAGGTTGATGATTGCGTTCCAGGTTGCCCCAACCACCTTGGGTAATCGTTCCGAAATTGATTTGATCGCCAGATACCGTTGCTGTTCCTAGCGTATCCAGACTGACGGTGCGCCTCGCATTGATCGAGATAACCCGCCCGAAGGTATCAACCGTTCCCGTTCCGCTCTTTGCCCCCGGATTCTGGAGATTAACGACCTGGGTATATTGCTGATCGAAGAAGTCACCTGTACCAGCTCCCGTATCAGCTTCGCGCAGATACCAGGGGATGCGACCGCTCAGGAGCCCGTTTCCAACAAGCATCTCCCATCCCTGATCGGACATGGAGTAGAGCCATAGGGTTTCCCATGTGCTATGCAAGCCAATCCAGTCAGCCGCACCAGCCGCATTCATCCCCGTAGAGTAGTTTCCGATCTTGGTTGTATTGCCTGCTCCATCCTCATTGACAGTTGTGCTCTCAGTCTGGTAGAGCGTGTAGCGTGTGCTTTCCAGCGAGGCAGACGGGAAGTAGGTTTGATCGTAATTGGGAATCGCCCGCGTCGTGACGAGATAGGCGAGCTTATGATCTATGCGCACAGTCGGAGGAGTCGTAATCCAGTAAATCTTTCCCCACCGTGTCCAGCCAATATGGAGGAACGAAGCTTGCGTGTAACGTGTTTGCGGACTTGCATTCCCTGAAGTCAGGTTGAAAGAGTAAGTCAGATCCCGCGAGCTATTGATTGCAGTGCTAGACGCCCAACAATTCTCAAGCCCGTAACCCACTTCCACACGATTGCCCTGAGGGTAAAACCAAGCTTCAAAGATCGGATGTAACGCCTTTGACCCATCCCCGAAGTCCACGTCATAGAGTCTTGATAGGCTTCTGTCCTCGATAATAACAGCCGTACAGATCGGACCTTGGAGCCAATAGCGCCAGCTACCCGCAGCAAGCATCGTGCGAGCCACCGCCGAGCGTGCCTGCCCACCGCTACCCGTCATGTTGATAGCCGCGTTGAAGTCATAGCCCGCAGCCAGCATGTCAGTCTGCGTCAGAAACCCGGTATTATTCCCACCGCTCTGATTCTGGAATGTGACGACGACCGAGCCAGCCGAAGGAATCGAGGGGATCACGAAGCTGCAAATCGCATACTTCAGCGAACCATCATCCCAACGATTTTTGACATCGCATTGCGTCAGTACTGGAGTGCCAGCAACAACCGCTTGGGCATACTGCGCAATCTCACCCTTGCGGAATACCCGAGGCAGCGAGATAGCCCGATTGGTGATTGCCCCGCCTGAAGTGTTGGTAATCGTGACGCTGTTTGTGACCTGCCCAGGAGCCGAGTTGGATGTTGTTATCGTGATGCTCGCCGTTGTCGTGTTTGTTCCTGTATCTCGGGCAACTGCCTTAATCGTGTGAGAGCCATTCAGAACTGAAGTGCTGTCCCATGTTGTTGTATAAGGGGCAACGGTATCCTCGGCTCCCAAGTCCACATCATCAATCTTGAACTGCACGCCAGCCACGCCGTGATCGTCGCTAGCCGTTGCCGTAATCGCCACGTTGCCCGCAACAACCGCACCGTTAGCAGGGAAGCTTATAGACACCGTAGGCGGTTGATCGGTCGGAGGCGCGACACTATGCTTGTACATCCACGTGCCATTGAGCAGGTTTGCCCCACCCCATTCTGTCTGCTTATTCTTCAGCCAGAAGGTAACGCCATACTCGGGGATCGGTAGCGCCTGAATGTTTCCCGCACCGTTGGCAGTCGTGAAAGGCGTTGGGCCAACATTCGTCCAGGTCTGCGTTGCAACGTCATACTGCTTGAGCCCGCCCGCTTGAGGAACAACCAGCAGCAACCCCGTATTCGGATCATGCGTAACGACCGCTCCGGTCGGTGAGGATGTTCCCAGAACGTAAGGCGAATCGTTCAATGCGGTAACGACTCCGCCAGGAACAGTCATCTTAAACATCTTGTTCGGAGTGGAAGGCCCACCACCGAAGAGAGCCAGATTGAGCAATGGGATATACTGAAGGAAGTTGCTGTAACCGAAGTTCAGCCCCGAGGCAATCAGCGTCCAGGTATTAGCCGCTGGATTGTATTTATAGAGTCTACCCAGATCGGCTACCACCAGCCCCATTGACGGTATCCACTCCATCGCAGAGGCTTGCGCGACCGGTCCAGGGTAAGTGGCTATCTCTGTCCATGTGTCAGCAGTCGTGAGGTAATACCAATAACGATTAGAGTTGAAGCTTCTCCAGTAGAGTCTTTTGGAGACAGGATCGAACGCGCTATTTTCGTAGTTATGCGTAATGGTTGTGATCCCCAGAGGAGATAAAACAGCGCGAATGCTAAGAACAGGGTTACTCCATAGGTTAGTGTTCTCATCGAATTTGACTATCTTCCCGCAAGCAATGTTCCCGCCCGCATCAGCCCCCGCAAACCAGCATTGCTTTGCGCTTGGATCCCATTGGAAACGATCTTTGAACGAGCCTATGCCCGAGCTGTTATTGCAGTTGTCGTTGAACAGAATTCGAGTGTAGCCGTTGCTCTCGGCGTTGTGGATCTTCACCCACGAACCAGCCGCCAGAGCCGAAGCAGCGTCTTGAAGGACAGCCATTTAGAGTTTGTACCTTAGATCTTTCGGGCCGATATGCACCGTCATCGTTTGTTCTTCCAGAGCACGATGCAATAGCTCAGTTACCCAGAGTCGAATGCTTTCCAGTGCCACCCGTCGAATCTCTCTCAATTGCGGATCGAGTTTTTCTGGATGGCTCCGCAACACTTTGACGGGCTCTCCCATCGCATCCAAATCAGTCTCTTCGAAGACTTCTATCTGTAGTCGATCCCAAATAGTTACCGGAAGACTCTTAGCCATCCGGTAGTAGTTCGATAGCGGATCATCAGGGAGATTAGGGTTTCGCATCCTCCCAATCAAATGATCCCTTCCCTTGGTATAGAGCGCCTCCGGAGTTATCGTGAGCATGAGGGTATCCGGATTGTTGTACGTACCCCCGGAATTACCAAAGAGATTCAGGACATCCGGCCACCGCTCACCGTTACTAAGACTCATTCAATCTTGCCTCAAGGTTCTGAAGGGTTAGTGTCTGACCATCCGATACCACGCGGTCGGAAGTGAGATCCCAATACCATAAGACCTCTCTCGAACCTTGCGTTGCGTTGGCATCGGTCATGATGGCGTAGCGAGCCCCATTACCAGATCCCGGCAGGTTGCCGCCTGAAGCGGTCCACACCATGTCTTTAATCTGGATTAATGCCCGATCGTTTGAATCGTCTTCGGTCAACACATCGAAGTCAGTCGAATTCTTGGTCAACTGAATTCCGCCCGTTGTGTAGCCGTTGCCGCTGGCTACTTCCGTCAGTTCGGACTTTGTGTTGATGTCAGCCGTAGGAGCAGCCGCCGAAGTGACCAGGGCGATGTAATAGTTAGCTGGAATCGTGCCGCCCCTGTAGCCGTTTTCCAAATTTCGATACTTGCCTTTGTTTGTCCAACCAGCCATGACTACCTCCGAGATGTTGAAATAGTTAATACAGAAGCCAAATGTCAGTTGCGGTTACGGTCGTTCCCGTACTAAAGACTCTTGAAACCTGGACAGGGTGTATGACACCGATAGCCAATCCAACCAATGCGCCCACAGTGTTACCCACGCCGTCTTTGAACTTAACTGCTCCCGCCGTGTCGATATATAAACCCCTGGAGGTACCCGCAGGATCATCAACCGTATCGCTTGGGGTTGCCAGCACCCACTTGTACACAGGACCGATAAAGCTGACATCATCGGGATTCCCCTTGTAGTCCTTCGCTCTGCTCAGTGCCATATCTATAGATCCTCGGGAGTGATATCCCCTGGTTGTACGAAATGATCTAATACAGGAACCCTTGGTTCCCTTACCGGCTTGTTGTCGCGCACACCGCGCAACCTGTCTTGCGGATGTCTTTCTTCAAAGCACTTCGCGCAAACCTTGGCTCCATTCCATTCCTTGTAAAGCATGGAAAGCCATATCTCGAACCCGCACCGATCGCATATCCCGCCGGCATCTCCCGGCCTGTAATAGCCTTTCCACCACTTCCAGCGAGTTGTCTGAAACATCTCGTCTGGTTCGGGAGGCGGGAAAGTAATCGTTGTCTCGATAACCGTTGGGCCTGTCGTGTCAACCACCACATCAGCCGGGTCTGGAGTGATTGTTACGGAGCTGTACAGGATGCCATCAGGACCGATCGTATCGACGACGACATCAGCCGTACCGAGATTGTTCAAGACGATTGAGCCGAGAACAACGGTAGGCCCAAGCGTGAGCGCAACGACCGTTGCCGGACTAGGCGTCACAGTCACGGACGGGTAGAATATCGCCGCACCCATGCCCAGGCTGTTTGTCGATGGGTAATAGACTGGAACATGCTCCGCTTTAGTTGGACCGCCATTGTCTGACGGTTGCGAAATGCGTGTCCCCTGTATCCCGCGAATCAATCCCTGCTCAGGGTAAGCATTGCCTCTGACCTGCCAATACTCAGCCAGAGAACTCTTTCTGATAAACAGCGGAGAGAATTTCTTGGAGAGTTGCGTAATCTCGGAGGCCGTCAGGGCGACCGACCATAGAGCGACTTCGCAGATTCTTCCAGGGAATGTCTTTTGCGTCTGATCGACAGAATCATACGTGCCAATCAGGAAGTCGATTGCGGAATGGGTAAAGGCGCCCTTGGCAGTCGATGCCTTCTCGACTCCATCGACGTAAATCTTCATTGTCGTGCCATTCCACCAGCAGACAATGTGTTGCCAGGTATTCAGAGCCGAAACGACGCCCGAATCAATCGACGTGCCTTCAATGTTGAACTTGAGGTTAGCCGCCGCAGGTTCGGCCCACATCAAGTAACCCTTGGCGCCGCCACCAGAACTCCAAAGACTCGCGATGCCAGCCCCGCCAGCCTCAAGCACACCAGTACGGTAAGCCCATGCCTGCAAAGTGAACGCAGTTGTAGGCTTCAGTGATGAGTTGTTGGTGCAGTTAATGTGACTGGTAGTCGTGCCAGCCACATAACTAAAGAGTCTTGCCATGAGCTAGGTTTCTTTAATTACAATGTGCATCCACTGAAGCCGCCCGGAAATGTCTGAAGCCGCAGCCTTGCGCTGGATCCTGTAGCGAAACGGTTCATTCACCGCCAAGCTGTCCATTTGCGCGCCGTCGGTGAAAGCGATACTCACCTTGAATAGCTTTCCCGCTGTGCCTGGTACTGTCACATCTCCGCTGCTAACCGCCGTTGCAAACGAGTCGGAGTCAGCATCCAGACCGTTCAAATCTGTGCGTTCCCAGGAGCCTTCTATCTTCGTGTCATTGGCAGCGGCAGACTCACAGAGCAGGTAATGATCGACCGTGACCCCGCCGCCGCTATACTTGGAATCGAAGATATCCCCGACGATTGAGAAGTCACTGACAGCCAGTGATTGAACGCCCCGCCCGTTTGTCCGCCAATCAGGAAGACTTGGAGCCGAGGCGTCCAGTTGGTTTGCGTCCCACGAAAAGCGATGCAGGATATCTCCGCTAGCCATTAACTACCTCTCTTGAGCCGCGAGTATGTAATCGACGGTCATCGTCTTGGCGACAGCTTCCCCGTTCTGGATGCCGAAAGAGACTGTCAATTCCTCGTCGTCAACCAGATTGGTTACAGCCGCAGTGCCCTTTTTCACGCCGTCAACAAAGTAGGTGATTTCGGAAACCCCGTCGTAGTAGAAGCCAACCTCAAGGAAGGTATCGCTCACGACCGTAGCAATGGCCGTCTTGTCAGTTGCTGTGTTGTTTTTCTCGACGTGGAAATCGAGCAGCGCGTCGTCATCATCCTTCTGGAAAAACACGCCATCAGTCACATCAAGCGGGGTTGTGTCGGTAATCTGAAGCCCGATAATGAAGTCCGATTCGGTCGCATCACTGACCTTAAAACGAGCCTTGAAGAACACTTTCTTGCCAGCAGTGAACTTGAAGCATTCGCCCTTCTTTTGCACAAAAAGAGCGTCGTTATCAGCCGCCGCGTTAGTCAGCAGCAGACAACCGCCGAGCACATCGGTAAGCGCGATTGTTCCTGTTCCAGTGTTGGTTATGTCCCAGGTCGTTGTGTCCGTGATGTTGTTGAATTGGGATTTGTCGAAGTCTTCCCAAAATACGATCCACTCAGTCGGATCAGGAAGCCCGAACATGCCGAGCACGTTGTCTTTTCTGACCGTTGTAATGCCGTTGCTGAATCTTGTTGGTGTTGCCATCGTGAAGCTCCTTTACGTGTTTGTGAAAAAACACGGCTCAGGCCCTTGCCTTTATCCCGAGCCGTAAAAGAGTTAAGCTCCTGCGCTTCCGTAGATGGAGCGAGGATCGCCGTTTGTGAAGCTGTACCGCTCCGTTGCCTTGAACTTGGCGTTCTCAGTATCGAAGTCGTTTTCAGGACTGGACAGCTCCAAAGCGCGACGTTGAAACAGAGTTAACCCGTTCGGGCAATCGGTGAGGATGAACCAAGCGTCAGCGTCAGTCAGGTAGTGATTGACGTTGACACCTTTGGGGAATGAGCCAAGAGACTTCAAGGCGTTAACTGCATTGTTCGCCGTGTCATACTCCAGTGCAGACTTAAGAATCCGCTCTGCCTCGAACATATTGCTTGGATGAATCAGCAACGATTGAGGCATCACCTTGATCTTGAGTCCGCGATTGTTGACAAAAGCCGCAATGTCGATAGCGCCCTGTTCGAGAACTGCCCCGCTCAGATCGCCGGCAACACTCGGGATGTTGGAGAATGTTCCGCCAACAATCGGATGAGAAGCCGAGCACAGCACTTGACCATCCCCGAAGGTATAGCCCGCCGTGAACGCCCGGTTAATGAGGTTTGCGCCAACAATCTCCTTTGTCTGACGCATGGAGAAGCCCAAAGCGGTCGAGCGTGCTTTGGCAACTTCGGTATACTGATTGTCTTCCTTATGCTCCCGCGTGATGATGAAGCCCAGGCCGTAAACCACGTGAGGCGTGCGGTTCACATAGAACTGCTTCATCGCATCGTAAGCGATGGAAGATCCTTCAGACTTCACCCCGGCTAAACCCATTGAGGTTACGGAAACCATTTCCTCATAGGCTTTGTCCGAGGTTTCCTGCTTGAAAATCTTCGTGTATTCCTTGACGTATTCGTTATACGAGGCGCCGAACCAAGCTTTGACACCAGGCATTAACGATTTCGCAAAGGAACCAGTGTTGATGATCCCTGCCATTGGTTTATCTCCTTTGTGTTAGAACGTTAAATGTCAGTGCCAATGCCCGTTGTTGCTTGACCCAACTGATGCTCCGCAATGAATACTTCCCAGATCGGCAGCGGAGCCGTTGTTGCCAAAGCCACGTTGTTGACCTTCTCTGAAAGGCGATGGATCCTTAACTGCCCCGTTGTGTCTGTCGCCACGTCTGAGGAATCCAACTCAACCGTTGAATAGCCGGTTGTCGTGTTGACCGATTCAGCCGTGTGGTTCGCATTCAAGCCAGCCGATGCCAAGGCGATAGCGCCCCCGGCAACGTCTTCTTGAATCTCGAAAATCAAGTCGGGGTCGTCCGCGACAAGAATCGTGCGGAGTGTTGATGCTTCGCAATACGTTGTCGAAGATGATGTGATCGGCTTGACGCCGACGCATACCCCGACTGCTGCTGCTCCCGCAGTCCCGACAGCGACGACAGGTAGATACTTTCCGTCCTCGTTTGCCGCGAGCGTGCCAGTCAACTTGACAGGTGAGCCGACGCCGATTGCCGCTGAATCAGCCGCAAGATGCACGTACTCGTTGCACTGTCCGTTGTAGGGAGCACCGCTCAAATGCTTAATTGGCCTTAATCCAAATCCAGCCATGTTCTCAGTCCTCCAAAAAGTTAGTTACCGCGTTATCTGAATTCCTTCCAGGCGCTCATTCCCCAAGCGGTCAGTGAGGCGCTCTTTCTCGGCGCTCTCCTGCATCGTGGCTTCAACCTCGTTGACTTCACGTTGCTTGATCGCTTGTTGTTCCTGGTAATACTCTTCCTTGATCTTCATCAGAACGCCTGTGCGTCCTAGCCCGACATGTTTGGTGATTGCCGAACCTAACTTCTTAGGATCAGCGCAATCAGGATCCCCGACAGTTTCCCCGTAGTCCTTCCCCGTCACGACTTCATAACCAGCCGCCTTGAACACATCCAACCGATCTTCAACGTCATTCACAATGCGCAGCCGATAACCAGGAATCGGAGCGTACTTGATGACATTCCGTTGACCGACAGGAACGCGTTGCGGTCTGTTTTCTGCTCTGCTTGCGCCCTCTACAGGACGAGTCTTTTCAGCCATTGACCTATCTCCTATCCTCGATTTCAAATGCCTGCTTGCCACCGCGCAACTCGGCGATGTCCCTCAGGTACTCTTCAGGCTTCAGGGTTTTGGTGCGCACCAGCCGCCCCATGACTTCCTTCTCTTCCGCAGTGAGATCGTTGACGGTGAATGCCTTCTTACCGCTTCCCGCGCCCATCGGAGCCGAGGCGGTTGCACCTTCAAACAACTGAGGAGCCTGCTTGCGTGGATTGCCGAACTTTTCAGGGAATGCCTTACGTGTTGCCGAAGCCACCGCTTCCAGCCGAGCGTCGATGTCAGGATGCGAATTCATCAACTGCGCTTCATAGGCAACTGCGAAACTCCATAAGTCCGGTGAGTTATAGATAGTGGGATTAGCCGCAATGAAGTCGTTGTAAGCCGGGTCAATCGTGTTGACAGGACGAGGCGCCGTCTTGAGCTGCTCGACTTGTGTTTGCGCTATCTGACGGTCAATCGCCTCGACCTTTTCAACATCCTGGTCGATGACAGCTTGGCGCTTCTGTGCGTTCAAGTCCTCAAATGCCTTGCGATACGCGGTATCGTGAACACGCGTGTAATGCTCATTGGCAACCTGTAAGTCTTTGGCATGCTCACGCTTCAGTTCCTTGATTTGATCGACGAGTGGCTTGTTTTGCACCCACGCCTTGGCGGGAACCCAGGCACGCGGATTGAGCCTGAATTTATCGAGTGGTTTCCATCCCATCGACCGCGCCATGCGCTCAATCTCGGCGTCAGTCTTTCCCTCGACCGGATCCACATAGCCAAACGGAGCATGGTCCGCAGTTGGCTCCGCAGTTTCTTCCGGCTCTTCCGTGAAGACAACCGGATCACCAGGAGGAGGATCAGTAATCGTCTTCGTTACTGGCCGACTCTCTTGAGCAGGCTCTACCTTGGGCGGTTCAGCCGCTGGTGCTGGTGGTGCATAATCGTCAAACGTTACTGTCATGGACTCTTCAGCCATGTGCGCTCTCACTTTCGCTTTCTTCCAAACCCGCCATCTCTGCTCTCAGAGTGACTAACTCGTTTTCCAAAAACTTCTCCATCCCTTCGAATGCTTCCCTTCTCTGCTTGAAGAAGCCGAGCTTCTCGTCAAGTTTTGCAACCTCTTCCCGGAGCTTGAAATAACGCACTGAGTCGATGTACTTCATTGCTTTATCCAAAAGAAAAGGCCCTATCCGCTCGAATTCGAATAGAGCCTTTTCTACTGCTTTGGGTGGCCTTTAAACGGTATGCCTACCGTAGACCAAAGTTTTTAGGGGAAGCCACTGCTCACACCCAGGTGGATAACGGTTAGCTTCGCAACTCTACGAGAGTAAGTGAAAGCTTGGTTATCGGTAGTGTGAAGTGTGGAGCCGCTTAACCCCTAAACTGCTAGCAACCTTTTTTCTTTTTGCCTTTGCCCTTCATTATTTTTCCTCGCGCACAATCATCAAAATATCTTCATCATTCAGCACAACAAGCCGATCGGCAGTCGGCGCTACACGATAGGCAAGGGCTTTTGGGACATCCCGTCCTGCATAGGTAGCAAACATCACCCTGTCACCGACCGAAGCCCACGGCTCACCATCGTCAAATGCTTTCCAAGCACTTTTGCCCTTGGCAACAATCACACCCATCGAAGCAGCCCGGACTTCCATGTCTTTCGCCTGTTCGGTAATGTAAAGGCTTCCAACCTTCTCCTCGATCTTGTCAGGCCGAACGATGATGCGATGCCCCGCAGGCTCTAGCATCTTGTAAGCATCGTCTACGCTAACCGCTTGCACTGCCTTATTCATCTACTCCTCCAAAATGTTCAATACTGAGTTGTACACTTCCCGTTGCCCTTCCCTGAATGCTGCATTGGAGTGCGATTCGTCCGCCGTAGCACCCAGGCAGGTCGCCTCGTTTGCAGATTGAAAATCCTTGCGCAATTCCCTGAAGACGATTCCCGTTGTCGGATGATGGAGCCATGTCGCAATCAAATCCTTCTCGTCAGGACTGAATTCCATTACGCACTAGCCGTCGATGGCGCAGCGATATAGTAATCCCAATCTAACGCTAAGATGTCCGTCTGACTTGCCAACCACGGAACAAATGAAGGGGCCTTGTCGGAAGTTTTCATCATGATATACGGCAGGAACTTGCATACTGTTCCTTGAGGAAGCCCCGTAGCCTTAGCCGTGTTAGCGTTAATTGGTATGCCATTAGGGTATCCTTCTTGAAGAGCAATATACATATCCTTGCCATTCCATCCCCCACGCTGGACTTTATGCCCATTTCGTAGTTGAGTTAATGCCCACTCGAAACCTAGCATACTTTTCCTTTCTTCACGCACCGACACCGCTATCGTTGTTCTGTGCCGCTGCTTCCGCTTCCATCCCCGCCAATCCCATCTCATGCTCGCGGGTAGCATCCGCGTCCTGCTGATCGGCCATCATCTGCTGCTGCTGCATCCCGGCTTGATGCCCTTGATCCTGCTGCTGCATTTGTTGCTGCTGCATCATCTGCGCTTGTTGCATCTGAGCCTGCTGATCCATCTGCTGCTGCTGTAGCTCCTGATCGCCACGTTGTTGCCTGTCTTGCAACACCGACTGCAACGCCAGCTTGTATTGCTCCAGTTGCGGGCCTATCTCGGCGGCTTCGGCTAGCGCGATGTTCTTAATGCTCTCAGTCCTGAGCTTCTCGATTTCATACGGTAACTTCGCTTGCCGCTCTTGAATGCTCGACTTGATGTCTTCCGCTTTCGGATCGGGAGGAGGTTCAGGGCCTTGCTCTGGGTGGAATTTCTCTAAGTCGTCAATCTCCAGCGCCTCGTAATACTTGTGCAAGATCGCTCTCGGATCAGCCGCCCCCGGCATCCCCATTGTTTTCATCAATGCTTCAGCCTTAATCAGCTTTTGCGTACTGGTGGCATTCGTCGGATCCGCAACGGGGTAAATATCGCAATCACCCATCGCATAATCGGAACGCGCAATGATGTTTTCTTCGTCCAGAATCTTGAAATATTCCGCATCAGACAGATAGCGCGCATTGAGGTAATAGATAATCTCGAACTCAGACGCCATGCCGCGATACACGCGCTTGTTGATGGCTGTAAACACCTTCAAGCCCTGTTCGATCAGCGCGAGAGTCGTTGTTGCCGGGACATTCACGCCGCTTTGCTCACCCGACAACACTTCAGACACCGAGCTCAGCTGCTTTCCCGCATCAACCAGGAACGTAAGCAGGTTCATCAGCGTCGGAGAAGGCTCTTTGTACGGCAATGGCAGGATCGAGCCCCTTAAATCGTTCATCAACGAGTTGACTTGCTTGAATTCACCCGGGGAGAATCGCATTTCCCCGCCCTTGACCTTCAATCCCTTGGCAATGAACCCAGATTGCATGTTCGACAGCGTGCCAGCATCGAGTAGCTGATTAATCAGCCCGTTTACCGCCTCATTCAGCGGATTCAACAGCTGCCCAAAGCCAACATCGTAAAACTTGCCGCAGAAATCAGGGATAAACGTGTACTTCGAGAAGGCACACTGCGGATTAATTTTCTTAATCTTGCCATCCTCGTTCAATTCCACGTCTTCAGGGAAGTATCGCGGGACAATCCGCACAATATCTCCCACCTGAAACTGATGTACACCCCCGTCAGTCATGCCGATACCCGGCAACATCGTGACTGCGTAAGGCTCTTCGTACCCATCATCATCCAGGTCCAGCCACCGATGCTGTTCGAGAACCGTGTACGGCCCTTGCTCGTCTGTGCCAGTCGGATTCAGCCGCTCAAGAATCGTTTCGTCCTTTGTCCAGATTCCCGAGCGCATCCGTTCGATAATCTCATTCTTGAATAACGCAAATATGTGCGTAATCCGTCGCGCTTCAAGTATGTCTTTCGTCGTATCATTATTAACAACCAAGTCGTGCGGGAGGACCAATTCGCTTACGGGACGCTCAAGGAGCTTACTCCAGTAAGTTTTCTTGAACATGGTGCCGAGGACTGGTAAGCCATGTAACAGCTTGTCCATGCCCTCATCCCAATCCTTAATCTGCTCCGTCAACTGATAATTCATATGCTTCTGCACACGAGCCGCCCGCGCACTCTTCGAGCCGTCAGGATCTTGCCCAACAATCTTCGTGCGCACAATATCTCGCCCTGAGAGAATCGCTGGATACGCCCTTGCCCCGAACTGCACCGCCGCACCTGCAATCAACGGGTACTTGACGTTTGCCGCCCCATCCCACGGCTCCGTCTTCTTGCTCCAGACCTGCTTGGCAATTTCCAGCGCACCTTTGCTTTGCTGCTCCCACTCTCCGCGAGAACGCAAATCCATCTCGAACTCTTCATAGCAGCGAGCCGCAATCTTGCCCTTATCTTCCTGAATCGACTTCTCGTCGATCAGCGACGTGCTTTGAAGAATGTTGACCAGCCGTTGTAAGGTGCTTGCCATTAGTATCCTGAAACCGCGCTTCGCCCCGTACCCCAAGGCTTCCGCGTGCCTTCCTCTTCCTCTTCGTTGATGTCAGGGATAATCAGACTGACACCTTCACCCATCCCCAGATTCATGTACCCGCCAGCCTCGACCGGATGCGAGAATTTGTTCTTGTCGGGCTTGTCGTGATACTTCTCATCCCCAGAAACCTTCATGCGCTTGTAGCAGTACCCACCTTGCAATCCCTTGCGTGTCACCGCGCACTTGGGACTCACCAGCAGCCCAGGCGCCCCGTCAATCAATCTCCCTAAAGGGTGCGCAATCGCTTCCCGCCTGATAGTGAAGTCATTCGTTCTCGCGGGATACAGCCGAATCGGCATCCTTGATTGCTCCAGCACTTGATTGAATATCTGAAATGGCGTTGCCTCATCGGTCTGCGCTCTCTGCTCGCCCGCTGGATCCCCTGTCCCATCGGCAAAACGATGTCCCGCAAACGTTGCATTGACATACTGCACAAACAGCTTGGCGAAGTTCTCCGAGCCCATATCCGTAGCAACCAGCTCGTCAACCCAGGTTATTCGTCCATTGGGGAAACGCTGTCCGAAAACAATCGCGGGGGTAAGCCCGAAGTCTGCGCCCCACTGTATAGGTATGCCACGAACGGGTTTGAGCTGTTCTTTGGCGCAGTGGGTTTGATCTCGATATTCCGGAAGGATTGGTTTGCCGTCGAAGGAGAAGCCGTAATTTCCGCAGTAATAGACGCGGATATGTGAGGCAGTAGCGCCTGCCATTCGGCTAATGTAATAGCCTGGTTCGAGGTTATTAAGATTCTCAGCTCGCGGGTTAGGTACAAAGATAGGGCGACCTTCTCCATCAAGTCCTGTTTCAATTAAGCCTCCAGGTTGCGAGAAGAATTCAAACATCGGCGCCGTCTGTCCTTGCTCCCTCATCAACGCTTCCGACTGCTCGACTGAGGACAGCAAATCGCGCCCAAAATCCGTACTTCTGTCCTTATTCGCCAGCACAGCCCACCAATGGTCTGTATCCGGAGGGTTTGTATCCTGAATCACCCCACGCCACGAACACCCTTCCTCGCGCCTCGACGGGTATCGCCCAACCCTATCACCTACCGCTTTGACGATCGAGTACGGGACTTCGCGCGCTTCGTTGATCCACGCTCCTGTGACTTCCATCGAGAGAACTTTCGCAACATGGTCAGGCCGATCAAGGGCCCTAAACCATACTTCAAGCTCGATATCATTAAACTCCAGATAGTGCTCGTAGTCTGTCCAGTGGAATTTTCCATACACATCCTCTGGGAACCAATCGAGCCACGTTCTGATAGTCGTATCCTTAAGTTCCCCGTAAGTTTGAGAACACCAAACAGCTTTCCCGTTCCGCCTCACATAGACAATATGTGTTGGGACCTCAACGCAGTAAACGTATCCGGTGTATTTCTCTTTGCGCCAATGTCGTTTCTGAATGACTGGATTCGATCTTTCCTTGGTCGACACGGTAACTTCATACCTGCCACCGCTGTAAGTGACGGTCGACGCCTTGCCAGTCTTTGCAAGCATCTCTTGAAGATCATTCGCCAGGTCGACCGACGCCGTAACATGCTGATCGCAACTGTGTGGACCTGTCTTAAAGCGCCCATCTCCCATCTGATGCCCACGGAGAAACGCCCTCAAATGCGTGATCGGAGCATTCTTAATCCACGTTGGGACCTTCTTTGTTGTCGACTTGCCACAGTCGGCCAGCTTATGAATCAGTTCCTTAGTCTCAGGCTCAGCAGTCGACAGGGTATAGTTGAAATTTCCTCCACCCTTATCATGTCGACCATAAGGCAAACCGCAACGCTTCAGCAGTTCTTGGACATACGGGCAATACTTCTTTTGACTTACGACCAAGCGGTAATGCTGACCGCCGCTAACCGCTCTTTGATAGACTCCAGCATAGCCTTCAGCGAACCAGAAACCCAAGAACTCCAAGAAGTCTTCGCTAAACTGCGTCGACCCACCCTGCCAACCTTTCGACTCCGAAGACATGCGCCAGACTTCACCACTCCCGTAGATTTCTTCAGCCTTCTTAAACTCATGTCGACACCAAACTTTTTTGCGAGTCCTTCTGCCACTGACCCAGAGCTTATGATTGGGGGTAACAAAGAGGTCGACGTTCTGAGAGCGGATACCAACCATCTCGCCATCATGAGGAGCCCGATAGTAGTAGGTGGGCTTTGCGAAAACCATCGCTCCGTTTTCCAGCATTGCCACCTTATCCTCGGGATCCAAATCCTTGAACAGTTGCCAACCCCTTGTTTCCGTCAATATCTCTGTCTGCGCGTCGTAGCAGTTTCGAATTACTGCCCATCTCGACCTTCGCTTGCCTCTCGGACCAGGCTTTTGCGCGTGTGCTCGCATCATAATCTCGTTGCAGCACCCGCTGGACTTCCCGCTACCAACCGGCCCCATGATGTTCCTGTAAAAAGCATTGCTACGATGGAAGCGCCCTAACGTGGGCGTCGCTTCGTACCGGATAATTCGCTTTTCAGGTGGGGCAACAGACATTCAGTGATTCTTTCTTAGTTCTTCAGGCTTGATCCCATCGTAAACCTTGATAACCGGCTTTGCATCGGGCTTATTCCCTGTCTTGTAATGCTTCCAGTAGTCCCAATTCGCCGGCAGACTGCAAAACTCCCAATCGCAACTCGGTAACGCCCCATCTTCCCGGTCTTTGCGTCCCATCTCTCGTACTCCTCGCGTCCCGGCGAGAAATTCAAGGTCACTGCTTAACCGTTACTCGTGCGTGCTGACTCCCAGGAGTCTCAGACAACCGCTTAACTCCGCCCTCATCCGTCAATTCATAGATCGCCGTGACGTAAAAGTGATATGTCCGATCGGCAACATACTTATAACTTCCGTAAATGACATCATCCTGCTCGAAACACTGATCGCGCATGAGCTTTGAGACAATAACATCCCAACTGCCCTCTGGAGTCTGACTCCTGCGCAGCCTGAAGTACTTGAACACCCCGCCGTTTTGCGGATTCCCAACATCTTCGACATCCTGAGTGCTCCAGCACAGCTTGACTTCACTCCCGGCCTGCACCGTCGAATCGCCCAACCCGGAATTTCCCACACAAGAGGATGCGTCATCAACCGCACCCCCCTGTAACAGACTCACCATAAGCAGCACCGAAGGGAGAATCACTTAAGCAGGCTCTTGAATCTCTCCAACCGTAACCGTAAACACACTCGCCTCAGTCAAGTTAGGACCTGTGAAGTCCAGTGTCCCGGCCAACGGCTTCACGCCCCCGCCCAAATCCGCATCGCACTGAAACACAACCTGCCCGATCCCTTCATCCAGGCAAGTCAGTTTCCCGGTTCGCGTCACCTGATCGAAGAACACCCCACCAGCAATCTCATTCGAATTCGTTACGGAAATATCTCCATCAATCTGTGCCGGACGGCCCTTCCCATCGAGAATCGTGATACTAAACTCTACAAACTGTCCTACCTTGGTGAAGTTCACCATTGCGTTATCTCCTATAGTTAGTCTGACATCTCCAATATTGAATACGAACTCCAGCCGGTGCTTGCCCTTTGCCTCCCCAGGATCCTTAACAACAATCTTCTCAACTGTCTTGATGTTGAATATCTGCGTCGCCATCCACCCTCACTTCGACCGCCGCCACACATAGCCCAACAAGAAACACACACCGAAAAGCAAAAACAACAACGTCCATTCAAGAGGAGTCAGGTACATCAAACAATCTGCTCAACCAGCATCGGAAAATGAATATCAAAACTCTTGTCGAAGTTCGCGCAGTGCGCATTCAGACAACGATGTAATAGCGGAAGATCACCCGGTTGCTGCTCCATAACCATCGCCCAATTACACTTCCAACAGTAAACCGTTGTCTTCGGTCGATACTGAATCGTTTCCTTCTCCATCTAAACAACCCTGAGATTAACCGGCGCCGCAATCGCAGCCGGCGTCAGATCCAGCGTATTCGAACGCCCGCTCTCGACCCCAAACGGAATAATCTGTGCTGTAACATAAAACAAATAGCCAACAGACGGATCAAACGAGACAGGCACCTGTGTTGCCTGAGTTGTCGCAATGACGACATCGCTTACCCCAGGCTTCACCTGAGACAGCTTGTACTGAATGACCGAACCCGCAGGTATCGGGCTATCGTCAACCAACTTCGTAGGCGCATCCCATGCAAGCGTGACGTTCATATCAATGTATCGTGATCCACACGATCCCCAAAACACACAATAGAAACACAATCATCGAGGCCCAAGTCACCCACTCCATACTGACGGAAGTAGCCAGCTCCCCACTCTCTCTCTCTTCCAGAAACGCCTTGATATCGTCTTCGGTATTCATACCTGCCTCGTCAACGCGACATAAGGCCGCACTTCGTAAACAACTTCCTTCTGCTCGCAACCAGGGTTGAGGCACTTAACATTCTTCCCGTCATGAGATGTGTACGTCATTGCCCAACCGCAGAACGGACATTTAACCGAGACACCAGCTAGTGAAGTGTGAATCGCTTCCATCATAATAGATTGAACTCACTTCAGAGCGTCTGTACTGCTTCGTTTCACCGAGTGCCTACATACATCCCTACCATCAAACAAACAATCAACACCAACCCGCCAATCACTACATGCGACCACTCAAACATGAGACTCGAAAGAACCTAAACCAGAGTTGATAGATGAGACTCACTTACCTACTGTGTTCCTCACCCGGTGGCCTTTTCCCCAGATTGTTCCCCCACCCCACCCACTTCGTTCGATTCGACTTCGCTTCGTTCTACACTAGATTGCTGATCTAGTTTGCATTCTGAAGACTCGCTCTGTGAGCCATCTCCCAAGGACCTTGTGTCTGCAATGTGTCCATCGATGTAGGAGTCAAGAGAGGGTTGATCGATCTGGGGTAAACTGACGTGATACTCAACACTTCTCACCTCGACCTGCATCTTGTCAGCTACCTTGCCTTCGGTCCGATCCAGGTAGATCGACAGCTTACCAATCTCGACTCGATCACCTGATATGAGCTCGTTCATCACCTTGGCGGCCAGGTAACGAGAGTAGATTTGACCTTTGACTCGGCGTGCAACATCTCGATTGGTCGGTGCTAACGCCTGTTCAACTTCACGGATCACATGCGCAGGCCGTTTTGCCAAGTCTTTAAGATGATAGGAAAACGTGTGAATGTCCTTCACTTGATTGTCAGCACCTCCTGAAGTTTTGAGGCGCAATTCAAGTGCGGAGCCCAGGAAGGGCTTAAGGCTATCGGAAGACTTTTGTACGTGGGATGCGCGCGAACTTTGTACTTTAGCAATCGATTTTTGTCAAGTTCTTTCAACATACACCTAGAGCAGTGCGGCTTTCACTTGGGTACTCATTTCACGACTCTGAACGTCGTTTTTGCATAATACTTCTGCTCATGCAAGATTCCGTGAATGACTTCGTGACAAGGCCGGCAAACAACCTGTAGGTCTCGATCCTTTTCCCTATACAGTCGATCGTAGTTCTTATGATGCACCCGAAGATTGTCTTGAGCTCCGCACTTCTCACAGCGATGCTTTGCCCGCTTTAGCTTCTCAGCTCGCCGATGTTGCCACCACGAACCTTGTAGATATTCTTTGTATTGCTCTCGACGCTCAGCACGCCATTGGCGCCAAGCTTCTGCAAGGGCAGGATTGCGCTTCTTGTATCTGAATCGCTTGTAAATCTTCGCATTCGCCCAATTAATGCGAGTCATTTGTGCTAAAACGTGCTCTTTTGCACTTTTCTTGTCAAGTCTTTTTTTTCTTAAACCCCAATATCTTGTGCTCAGTTCCACGTGAAACCACTATTCCTAGTCGTTCATAAACGTTCATTATTGATTCATATTGATTAGATAAGTATTATTTGCTTGTGTTATGATTCGCAGTGCCGTAGTGTATACACAGTTAAATTAATTAGAAAGGACACACAGAAATGGAATACGAATTCGAGTTGACAGACGGTTCAGAAGTTTTCGCCAGATTGGAAATGACCATCGAAGAGGCAGAGCAAGCTAATGCTGTAGCGCGAGAAGCAACAGACGGAAATCTCTATTGGGTATCGGAGGCCAACTAATGTTCACCCTTCAAGGATTCAGCAGCAGAACAAAGAAATGGTTTTATCTGGAATTCAGACGGAAGCAGGATGCAGTCAGATACGCAGAAGAGAATTGCACGCAGTGGTTTATTGGAAAGAAGTAACCGGGCTATTGCGAGTAGCCCGGCACATCAAACATTCAACCTAATCGAGGAGATTAATTCAATGGCTCACAATCTATCATTCAACGCAGTCAGCGGTAAATATGAAATGTTCGCAGCAGGCAAGGCCCCATGGCACAAACTTGGACAGCTCGTCAGCGAAGCGCAGAACTGGCAACAGGCAATCCAGCTTGCAGGCCTCAATTGGGAAGTCAGCAAACGGCAGCTCAGCTACGGCGATCGACTCGTTCCAGCTTGGGGAATATTCAGAAACGACAACGAAACATTCTTGGGCGCAGTAGGCGATCAATACACACCGATTCAAAACGCAGCTTGTTTTGACTTCGTTGACACCTTGCTTGAGGCAGAGAACGGCGCGCACTACGAATCAGCAGGTGCACTCGGTAAGGGCGAACGCGTATGGTGTCTTGCTCGCATTCCTCATGACTTCAGGATTGCCGGCACAGACGACCTTCACCAAACCTATCTGCTATTCGCCAGTTCCCACGATAGCAGCATGAGAGCCATTGCGAAACTCACGACCGTCCGAGTCGTTTGTCAGAACACGTTAACGGC